AACGCGTGTCCATTCTTGGATTCGTCCATCTGCATACATAGACATAACTTGTCCATACGCCACGCCATGGAATAACAAATCCTCAGCAATAAAAGCGTATTCGCTCTCCCAAGAACGATTTGCCTTCAAAAGGGCAAGAAATGATCGACTTCTGCAAGGAAATCGGGTTCCCGTTGTTACCTTGGCAAGAGAATCTGGCTATTGAGATGCATAAAGTCAAGCCTGACGGACGTTGGTATCACAACGAAATAGGGGTGATTCTTAGCAGGCAGAATGGCAAAAGTACCTTCATGGCGCTTCGAATCCTGACCGGAATGTACGTATGGGGCGAGAAATTACAGGTTCACACAGCTCATAAACTCACAACCTCATCTGAAATTTTTTGGAAAATAGATGACATGATCCAGAGCAACCCAATCCTCTTAGCCAAGTTTGGAAAAAAGTACGAATCTAAGGGTTCACAAGAAATCAAACTGAATGACGGGACTAGATACCTGGTCAGAGCCAATAACTCAGCTGCTCGCGGAATTGCAGCGGTAGATGTAATTCATATGGATGAAGCGCGCGAATATAAGGACGATGAAGTTTGGTCATCCATGCGCTATACCCAGATGAGTTCCAAAAACCCTATGACCATCGTTTATTCGAATGCCGGTGATGCTACGTCTTTAGTTTTACTCAAATTACGCGAGCGCGGATTGGCAGCTAGTAATGGCGCAGACGATCCAATCGGTTGGTTCGAATGGAGCGCTGAACCCGATAAGCCAATTTCAGATCCAAAAGGTTTGATGCAAGCAAATCCATCTTTAGGGTATACGATCCATCCTGATAACTTAATAGCAGCTTTAAAGGATGAGGAATCCATTGTCCGAACCGAAATTTTGTGTCAATGGGTAAGTCAGATCAATCCGGCTATCAATCCGTCAAGTTGGGCAGGGATCGCAAACGAGGGTGCGAAACTTGACCGGGAGAAACCAACTTGGTTAGCCATTGATTTGTCACCTGATCGAAGGGCAGCAGCACTAGTGGCAGCGCAACGACTTGATGGGGACAGGTTCGTTGTTATTTTGTTGGAGACCTACACAGATCCCAACAATCTCGATGATAAGCAGATAGCCAATTCAATCGCAGAGTGGTATCGCAAATACCAGGTTGATACGGTTGCTTATAGTCGGCAAACCGCCGGTGCTGTTGCCTCTCGATTAGTTCCAGCCGGAATCCCGATTGCAGCGGTAGACGGAGCAGAATACGGACAGGCGTGTGACGAAATGGCAAGTTCGATTTCCTCAGGACGCATGGTTCATACCAATCAGCCGGAATTAAATAAACAGATGCTTTCAGCCGTAAAATTGCCATATAAGGATGGCGGTTGGTATTTAGGTCGCAAAGTCTCTCACGCCACAATTTGCGCAGCTGTTGCAGTCGCCATGGTATCTCATTATGCGACACGACCTGACTCAGAAGTGGACATCGTGTTGGGTTGATTATGCTATAATTTTGTGCTAATGGCTATCAGAGATTTGTTCGCGAAGGCTCCTGAACCGGTAGGACTGACGGTAGATGCAGCTGCGACTCCAGCACCTTTCAATTCGACTTACAACAATTATTTTTATCCTTTGTCAAGTGCTACACGCCAACAGGCGATGGCAATTCCGACAATCGCAAGAGCGCGCAATATTTTGTGCAGCCTTGCCACGTTGCCACTAGAGCAATACATTAAAAGTACCGGGGGACACGTTGAACCCAATCGCGTAATTAATCAACCTGATTCACGCGTTCCCGGTTCTGCTATTTACGCTTTTATTGCTGAGGATTTGTTATTCCATGGCGTGGCGTATGGACAAGTTATGTCTATGTATGCAGATGGACGAATCCAAGAATGGACACGCGTTGCACCTGATCGCGTAACATTCAAAACGAATGCAAAGCAAACTGAAATTGTTGGATACACAGTAGATGGAACAGATGTCCCATCAATGGGCGTTGGATCTCTCGTTGTGTTCAATGGTTTAGATGAGGGATTGTTATCTCGCGCTGGTCGTACTATTCGCGCAGCTATTGCATTAGAAAACGCATCAGAAGCATTTGCTAAAGAGCCAGTACCAATGATGGTTCTAAAATCAAACGGAACAAATCTTACTAGCGAGCGTATCGGCAAATTGCTTGAAGCCTGGCGCGTTGCCCGCACAACTCGGAGCACAGCATTTCTGAATGCCGATGTTGAATTGCAGGCAATGGGAATTGATCCAAACAAACTGCAACTAAACGAAGCACGTCAATATGTCGCGTTAGAACTATGCAGGGCTATCGGCTTGCCAGCATTTTTTGCATCTGCTGAAACTACCTCGATGACTTACTCTAACGCTACGGCGGAACGTAGAAGCCTTATCGATTTTGGTGGTCGTAATTTACTTTTGGCAATCGAACAAAGGTTGTCAATGCCGGACTTTGTCGGTCAAGGCAATGAAATCCGTTACTCGTTAGACGAATACCTGCGCGGTAATCCTTTGGAGCGCGCTCAGGTGTATGAAATCCTGAATCGAATTGGCGCAATGAGCGTTGAAGAGATCCGCGAAGAAGAGGACTTAATCGACACATGAAGATAACAATGCCAGTAACAATTACTGCATCTGATGCAGAATCACGCATCATCGCAGGTCGAATTGTGCAATGGGATGCAGAAGGTAATACCTCTGCTGGTCGCACAAAGTTTTTGCCTAACTCAATTAACTTTGGCAAGAATACAAAATTAGTTTTAGAACACAACCGCACAAAGCCTCTTGGCAAGTTGGTCGAATGGTCTCAGGATGACACAGGCATTACTGCATCTTTCAAGATCGCTAAGACAACTGCTGGTAATGATGCTTTGGAAGAAGCTGCAACTGGACTTCGTTCAGATTTCAGCGTTGGCGTAGAAGTTGATGCATGGGAAAACAAGGATGGCGTTATGGCTATCTCTGCATCTAACTTAATTGAAGTTTCACTTGTAACTGACGGAGCAATCCCCGGTTCAGAAGTGGAAAAGGTCGCAGCAGCCGAGAACCCTGGCACAGCTGCAACCGAATCAAATCCGGAACCTCAGATCGAGGAACCTAAGACAGAAGGAGACGACCTAGTGTCAGAAACCGTTTCAGAGGCAGTATCAACCGAGACGGTTGAAGCTGCTAAGGCTGAAGTTAAGGCGACATCACATCCGCTTAACTCACAGCGCGTTCGTACACCTATCGTGTCAGCAGGCACATTCCTAGAGCACTCAGTTCGCGCACAATTAGGCGACGAGACATCTAAGTTGTATGTTGCTGCTGCATCAGATACAACATCAACTGAGGTTGCTGGTCTTGTACCAACACCACAACTCACAACAATTTGGGATCCAAAGTCCACAAATATTCGTCCTGCTATTGCAGCAGTTCGTAACGCAGTCTTGCCAGAAAGTGGTCTTACATTCCAGTTGCCTCGCGTAAAGGCTGTCCCAACAGTTGCAGCAGCTGCACAAAAGGGTGCTTTCTCAGATACTCAGATTGAAATCGAGTACATCACAGCGACAGTATCCAAGTACGCCGGGATGCAAAAATTCGATGTTGAGGTCCTTGACCGCACATCGCCTGCCTTCTTCGATGAATTGGTTCGTCTCATGGGCAACGCTTACGCATCAGCAACTGATGCAGCAATGTTCACAGCACTAGCTGCTGGAACACTTGATGGCACAGTTACAACACTTCCATTCGATGGAGATACATTCGCTGGATTCATTTCACGCGGTGCAGCATCTGTCTACTCAAACACAAAGCGCCACGCAACAGGAATCGTATGTACTCCTGATCAGTGGGCAAATATGATCAAGTTGAACGATTCAACAAAGCGTCCTCTATTCGATGTCGCTGGAAATGCATCAAACAACGTTGGTTCAGTAAACCCAGGCGGATTCGTTGGCTCAGTAATGGGACTTCCAGTTTACGTCACACCAAACGCTTCAGGCGTTGCAGATGATTCAATCATCGTACTAAACGGAGATTCATTCGTATGGTACGAAGGCGCTGGTCCACTACAACTTCGTACTAACATCGTTGGTACAGGTCAGGTTGAAGTTGGTTACTACGGTTACGGCTCAGCAGTAACTTTGACAGCAGCTGGTGCATTTACACTAAACGTGTAATCCAAGCACACAATTAATCATGCCGGGGGGGTTGCTCCCGATCTCCCCGGCAGCAGTTTAGAGAGGATGAAATGCCAAGTATTATCACAGCATCAGAGTTGAGATCCGTGCTTGGTGTTTCGTCCGCTCTTTACTCAGATGCTTATTTGAACGACATCATTGATACATCTGAGGCAGTTATCTTGCCTTTGCTTACAACTTTTGCATCACCAATCGCCAAGGTTTCGCTGACTGATAATGTCGCAACCTTTGAGACAGTAGGTATCCATGAATTTACCGAAGGACAATCCGTTGTCATCGCTGGATGCGGGACACCATTTAACGGCACTCGAACAGTCAATGCTGATGTCGATGCATACACATTTACAGCAAACATCACTAATGCCGATGTCCTCGAACGCAATGTCATCCCTAGCGGATCCGCAACACTTACAGGCGCTTCAACTTATGTTGGGGTCGCAGCTGTTGAATCCGCAATCATCGTAGTTTCAGTTGAAGTATTTCAATCTCGTACCGCTCCTGGTGGACAAATTGAAGGCGTAGACTTTGCTCCAAGCCCTTACCGAATGGGTCGCAGCTTGTTTAATCGCGTAGTCGGTTTACTCGGTCCATATATCGATGTTGAAACAATGGCTCAATAATGCCGAGCACAATTCTTTCAGCGGTTCGCACACCTCTTGCCACAGCATTATCTGGAGTTGCAGCAAACGTATTTAGTTACGTCCCTGAGCAGATTCCAGCACCTGCTGTTGTAGTCGTTCCGGATTCTCCGTATATGGAGTTTGAGACTATTGGCAAGAGCACCTTTCGTTGCAAGTTAAATTACACAATTACCTGCTGCGTTGCTTATAACAGCAATCCAGCATCACTTGATAATATAGAACAACTAATCACAAGCGTTGTGGCGGTCATACCGGCTGGATATGAACTCCAGGTAGTTGATCGACCAACAGTCACACAAGTAGGCGCTAGTAACTTGCTAGTCGCGGACATACGCGTATCCACCTGGTATACGCAGACAGCATAAGGAGAACCAATAATGCCAACAACAGTCATTACGGGTC